TCAACGAAAGAAGCAGTCTTGTTGGTTCTCCATCCTTGTACTCTGCACCAGCCATATTGCCCATGCGAGCCAAGAAACTTGCTCTGCGAGGGTTATCCCCCGATTTTACTGGTGCTTTCAAGTTGCCACCAGTTTCAGCATTATAAGATGCTCTGCCTTTAGAGTTCAACCCCCCTTTGGCATTTTTTCCTTCGGAGCGTTGCCAAGCAGGAGTTTTCATCTTACTTTCCTTTTTTTGGTTTCTTCATGCCAGCCTCAGACATAGCAATAGCCACCGCTTGTTTCTGAGATTTAACAACTTTCCCACCCTTACCTGAATGTAGAGTTCCCTCTTTCCATTCGTGCATAACTTTACCAACTTTAGCCATTTTCTTTGTTGCCATGATTACTCCTTAGACTAGTTCTGTAACTGAAACAGTTGAAGTAGTAATTGTTGCATCTTTGATAAAAGCAATCTTTTGAGCAGGATTCACTCGTACTATTTCAACACAATTAGGTGGAATCATTGCTGATGTTGTAATACTTGCAGTTGGGCTAGTGCCAATTGCATAATGGCAATGACCTTGACCACAAGCAATGCGAATCATAGTAGTTGTAGCACCAAAAGCCGTCATTTGAACGCTTGAGGTTGTGACTGTTGCAACTTGGGTTGTACCATTACTAGCAACTCCAAAAGCCACTTGGTTGGGGTCTAGTTGAAATGTTGACATTATTTGCTCCTTGAAGATTTCTTCATCATGTTAGTTGCTGTGCGTTGACCACGCATAGGCATAGCCTTTGGCTTACCAACTGCCACCATAATGGCAATAGGAACACCTTTTTTAGCGTCTTTTTTACTGTCTTTTTTTGGTTTTCCGTACATCATTTTGTATCCTTTTTGATAGAACCGCCTGATTTCCATGCGTCACAGGTTCTTAGTGCCGCACAGGTGAAATGAAATAACTCGCAAAATCCAAGGTCTGCCGCATCAATGAACTGTTGGTCATAGTCCAACTCATTAGGGCTAGACTTACCTTTCTCTAGTCCTGACTTGATGCACTCCATCATCTTGGGAGTTTGGATAAATGCGGCACAGTTACCACAACGCATAGTTTTCACTACTTCAGTAGGTGCGTTATACATCTTGGCTTTTTTCAACCAAAACGCTTCATTGGGTTCAAGTGGGTTTGGCGCACCATATCCATACTCTTTAAAAGCATGATTTCTGTTTTTCAGATTTACATGAATATCTTGAGTAGGCAAGGGACAAACTGTGCCTGATAGCAATCCTTCTTTCACTTTAGCCACCTAGCGGCAAAAAAACTTAGGATTCCCGACAAGGTAGACACAACTGCCATACCCATCCAAAAACCACCTTTAGACTGGTTAATCATCTCAAGCATCAACTTAACGTCAACACTTAGTTGAGCAACCTGTATCTGTAAAGACTCTACTTGAGCCTCTAACTTGCCAAAGTCTCTAGCGTCAATATCAGACATTCTGAACCTTTCGAGGTCTACCCATTTTCTTAAATTGTGGTATGGGAGGATTAAATTTTACTTCACTTAAAGGTTCTTCTTTTGCATCATCTAACCGAATGTAGTTAGGATGATTTCTCATGGAATCAATGTCATGTTGAAGATTGAAGGTAATAACAGTACCTGTCGTTGTATCTTGAAACTGAGCCATAAAAACCTTTAAATGAAGAAAAGGGGGTTTGTGACCCCCTCCCCCTGTTAGACGATTAAACGCCCAACGACTACACGAATCTTAGCTGATGCTAAATCAACAGTAGAGCCACTTTCGTTTTGTACACGCAAAGAAACTACACTAGCCGCAGAGACATAACCTGTAACAGTTAATCCTGCTTCATCTACTGCGAAAGAACATCCTAAAACCATGTCACCCAATGCAACCCCAGGTACTGCAATAGTGTCTGTCTCTCCTGCCGCATCTACCAAAGAACCCGCATCAAGTGTTGCTGTGACCAACCAAGTATCGCTAAAGATACCTCGAAACTGGTCATTACCTCTACGTGAGGTGATTGACGTTGCTGAAGCCATTTTGATTTCTCCTAATTGTGGTTAAAAAAGACCCCCCCACTAAGGAGGGGGCAACTGCAATTAGGCAGGTACTGCCAAAGCATAAGCAGAGGAAGACTTTGCCAAACCGCTAGAAGCGGCTGTACGCAAAGCGGCTACACCATACAACGTGTCTGCTGTATAGAGAGTGCCTAAATACTCTTGCTTATATTGGGTCTGTGAACGAACACCAACTTGCTCGACCAATACCATCGAGTCTTTATGACCCATCAAGCAAATGCGGTCTGTGGTTGAAGTGCCTGCGCCTGTATCAGCGTTGCTAGAAACAAATACGGGGATACCATACAAGTTACCAACTTCACCAGTACGGATAGCATTTCCATCACCCACAAATGCTTGCTCGGTGTAACGTGCCAAACCCATCAACGTATTGCGTGATGAGGGTGGGATGATGAAGAAACGACCATCCATAGGAGTGTCATTGTCATCAAGACGTTGGATAGTTCTACGGATAGCGGCATCAGTCAATGCAGAAGCATTGGAACTTGATGAGTTATATACAGTAGTACCATCGCCACCAATGAAGGCTTTAGTCGATGCGGCAGAAGTTGCATAGTCATCAGTTCCAACTGTTGCACCATTGAAAGAGCGACCCAATTGAACCAAATCTGTGTCAACTTGCTTGGCAAGTGCATAGCCAGCATCTGAAGTATAGAAGTTACGCAAACTGCTTAAAGCTTGTGCTTCGACAATATCTTCAATCAAACGAGAATACTCGTAATGCTTGTTAATGCTTACTGTAACTTCAGACTCAGTTGCCGCAATCAATGTTACTTGAGTTGAAGCCGATTTTGCTGATGCAGAACCTCTTGTTGGGGTTGGAATGTGAATTACATCGCCCTTCTTTCCCTTAAAACTCATTTTCATAACTAAGTTCGCAAGAACCAAGTTTTTCTTGTAAGCCGCAATAATCTCGTCACTCCAAATTTCTGGAATGAATTTGTCTGCGGTCGTTAGCGTTACGTGTGCTGTTCCTAATCCCATGATGAATCTCCTAAAAACAAAAAGTTAATTACTTGACCCTTCCCTCTGCGTATGCCGTCATAATTTCATCAGACAAAGCATCGTAGCGGTTCGGGTCTGTCATTTTCAGCCGAATAAGGTCTGCCCTTCGATAAACTCTCTTTGAACTCTCTCCAGTTCCACCTACGTCAACAGTTGCGGCTTTCAGGTTAGATTTGCGTTGAGTTTCCCCGTTATCGCTTATCTGTCTAGCCTTCACACCACGCAACTCTTTATAAGTGCTTAACAGTTCATGTGCCGAATCATAGTCAAACTCACCATCAGCCTTGGCATATAAACCTATGCGAACAGGTGAAGATTTCACCCAGTTTACAAACTCCGAATCTTGCACTAATTGTGAAAAATCAGGATGGTTCTGTGCTAACTTCTGTTGAATCTGCATCCGTTTGAAGTCTTGACCCGCTTGGCGAGCCGCTACTACATCAGGGTGACTATCAATCGTCTTTTGAACTGCTTTCTGTGGATTTTCAAAGAAATCTACTTCAGGTTCTTCCTCTTTAGTAAGTTGTTGCTTAGAGCCAAGGTTTTGCTTAATGAGTTCATCTGCTAACTGTCGAACCTCAGATGCTTCTTTTCTTGCTTGCCCAACTTCTTGGGCTTGCTTACCAATCATCTTTTCAGCTTCTTGGTGCATCCGAATAACGTCTTCAAGTCTCTTATTCTGATATTTATCAGGGATACCTGCGACTTCTTCGACTTTGGCTTCTTCAGCCTCTAACTCACTTTGCGTCTCGTCTTCTTTGTCAATCAACATACTTTTTCCTTTTTCCTGCCACTTTTGGTTGTAGGACATTCAACTCGGCATTTCTGCTTATGAGTTGGCTTTTTGCTCCGATTTCAGTTTGTCAGAATGGCTTTTCTCAAACCTTCCATGCGCTGATGGAAAATTCCCCGACCACCCCTCTAACTTAAAAGCAGGAGCACTCAAAATGCGGTTGGCTGTTTCTCCGCACTCGCACCGAATACTTTTTGACTCATAATCAATTAGTCTTTCGGTTAGATGCCCGTTTTCACAGGCAAATTCAAATATTCTTTTCATTCAAATCCTCGTATGCTCTTTCGGAAACCTGTTTCAAGGTTTTTAGCCAATTAAGTATGGAAAGTTCTCCTTTTTTGAATTGGAGAGACCTTTCGTCTTGAATTACAGAGATATTATTAAGGGAAACTATCATGTTGTCAATATCATCAATTAAATCTATCCACCCTTGTTCGGCAAAAAGACTAAACCTAGACTCATAATATTTCTGTAATTCAGGGGTCATTTCTGTTGTGCCTTTGTAAAATTACTAAAAACTTTCAAAATATTGTAGGAATTCTTTATTTCAGGAATCATTGCCTTAATTCGGTTTTTCAGCCTTTTATTGACTAAAGCCATAAAGATTTCAGCCTGTATTTGGTCAACAGTCTTGAGCATTTTCAAAGCCTACCTGTTTCTTTAAATCAGCATACAGACTTTCCATCAAATTACCCGTTGGAGTAGCGCAATAGAAAGCGTGTTGAGCAACCTCTTGTGCATTGGCTTGCCTTGCATCAGAATTGGCAGACACAGACACTTGATACTGCACTTGGTTTTTGTTGCCGTGAATATTGGTAATACGAGCGTAGGCTTCCGTGAAAGGAACGCCAACATTACTTGTAGAAATAGAGATTTTGAGTGCCATGATTATCCTTAATAAGTCATCTCTGTTGTGCGAATTTGGCAGACCCACCGAATAGTGGTTGCCGCTTGTCCTGTTACAGTTATAGCAAGACCACCGTTGGTAACATTTGCAGTAGCAGTTACCGCCCATGTAGCCGCCCCTGCGTCAGCATATAAAGATGTAACTGTTGCAGTACCCACAATTGAAGTAGCGGCGGCATTAGCACCACGTTTAATTACACCCTCTATATACCAACCTTTTGTATCACCTGCGCCAGTAACACCTGCTATACATTCACCTCTAAAATAATAAGCAGAATTGTTTGGCAGGATTACTTGATTAGTGGTTGTTGCCGCATTTGTGTCGCTTCTTAAAACTGTTGCGGTTGCATCTGTCGTAGCAACACCAAGTACTAATAATGCTGATTGAGTAATGCCATTGGCATTAGCAATAGGAGAAAAACTTGCTGGCGCAACTTTATTTCCAATAATTGATCTTGCATTTCCGTAACTGCCTCCAATTACAGATGCGTGAGAAGCGTTAGCATTATTATTTTTGCCACCACCAACAAAAGCATTTTGTCCTGATGAGGTATTACCATCGCCACCAACAACTCCAGCATTTTTACCGCTTGTAGTATTTGAAACTCCAGCTCCAATAAATGCAGACATACCTGATGCTGTATTTGGCGCTCCGCCAAAATCCCACCCTCCACCAGCAACAGCAGAACCAGCTCCAGAGGCGGTATTTGAATATCCGCCAGAAACAGTAGAATAACTCCCTGATGCTACTTCGGTAACATTATCTCTACCTTTTTGCCAGTCAGTTGCATATGAGCCACGCTTATTACCTCCAGCCGTAGTGGAAGTGGGAACTTGAGCCAATGTTGCACCCGTACCTTTAGCAACAAAAGCAACGTCAGCATTAGTAGATGCCGCAGACGATGTAAGCGAATCAACATAAACAGTTGCGTTAGGTGCAGTAGTAGATTCAGCCGCAGTAAAGCCAGTTAGTCCACCACCTGCCGCCGCCGCCCATGTTGCCGTTGTGCCGTTGCTGGTCAAGACGTATGCATTTGTTCCAATTGCAAGACGAGTTGAACTATTAGTTCCGTTGCCAATAATCAAATCGCCAGTTGTCGTTACTGGAGACAAAGCATTGAAAGCCGCACCTGCCGTTGTTTGACCTGTACCGCCATTCAAAATTGGCAAAGCAGTTCCGCTATAAGTAATAGCTAGAGTTCCTGATGATGTTATAGGTGAACCAGCAACGGATAAGAATGATGGAACTGATGCCGCTACGCTCGTTACTGTTCCTGCCCCTGCTGGAGTTGCCCACGAACCATCGCCTCTCCAAAAGGTAGATGCTGACGCAGAAGTTCCTGAGTTAAGGTTGGTTACAGGCAAGTTTCCTGTTACTTGTGTGGCAAGGCTAACATTTGCTAATGTGCCACCAAGTGTTAAATTTCCACTTGATGTAACTGTGCCTGTAAGTGTGATGCCGTTTACTGTACCTGTGCTACCGACAGAGGTAACTGTTCCAGAACCCTTGTTGTTAAACGTAGTCCAATCGGTACTTGTCAAGTAGCCGTTAACAGATGTGGTAGCCGCCGCCATGCTGATTGCTGGAGTTGCGCCACCACTTGAAACAACGGGAGAAGTTCCAGTTACGGAAGTGACCGAACCACCACCTGAAACTGTTGCCCAAGAAAGAACAGAACCATCAGTCTTTAGATACTTATTAGCATTACCAGCTTGGTCAGGCAACACAGTACCTGCACCACCTGAAGTCACTAGACGAATCTTCTCAGCCAACTCAGGGGCAACAACCTCACCAACATTTAACTCTCTGCCTGTTGACAAGGTAATAACTAAAGAACCATCAAAGTCAATCTTGGCATCTGTAACAGATACCCCATCAGACCCATCTAATCCATCTTTTCCATTAAGACCATCTCGACCATCTTTACCATCTCGACCTATTTTTCCATCTAGTCCTTTATCGCCTTTGTCACCCTTGTCACCCTTTTCAGGAACAATGGATTTAACAACTTCAAGTTGGTCAGAAACCTTCTTTTCCATCACTTTGATGGCTTCAACAATCAGGTCTACATTATCTTGAACTGCTTGCTCCTCTTGTGCTCTCATCGCAACAAGAGTTTCCTCCATCTGATTGATAGCGGCTAACTTCTCATCAAAGGATGAGTCTGCCGCCTCAATGCTTTGAATGAGGTCTTTGATGTTAGCCATTCTGATTTAACCCATTTGTGAGTTTGGTAAGAAAATCTTGTTTGACCTGATTTTGAGAATTGACCTTATCTGCC